ATGAGTGTAGAGCTGCTGGTAGAAAGGCTGATGGACACGGGTTCGATTCCCGTCGTCTCCATTTTTAGCACTTTGTTGCTTTTCGTTGGACGCCGGAATGCCGTTAAATAGGCATTTTGGCGTTTTTGTTTTTTGTTGTTTTGCGTTGTTTTTTAACCATTTTGGACAAAAATGGGACAAGACCATGATACTATAAACCCTTGAAGAAACTGTGATTTAGGCGTGATAAAACAAAAGCATGGCTGAATAATCAGTCCCGCTTTTTGTATCCCGGCCACCACCTCGCCCGAAGCTCAGCACAAAATAAAAGCCTTCCGTCAGTTGGAGTCCATAAAATATACCTCGGTCCTTATTGACATATCATTTCGCGTGGTCGTTTTGGATATCTATTTCATATATCCATAATGGGCCATTAAAATGATTGTGCAAACTGCGCAAAAAATAGCCCCACCCGCCGAAGCGAGTGAGGCTACATCTCAGAACCATCCGTCTACATGATACTTAAGACGCTTTGAATTTGGAAAATCAATTGTTCTATCTTGGCGAACGAGAAATGTGACTGGAGCATAGATCCCGTCATGGGTTTCACGAATACCTAGTGATACTCTCCGATGTGACTTTACATGTTGAAAGACCAAGTCTAACCTCATCGAGTTTCTTGAGTCCTCCGAATTCACAAGAATCGCGGATACGTCTTCGCCAAATTTAAGAATGTCATCCAGACAACTAAAGTAGGCGATTCTATCCTTAATGGCGCCATAGTTTTTATCCCAACGAATGCTCTTAGTACTAATCTTGCCACTTGCTAATTTAGCAATGATTTCCTTAGGAGAGGATCCCCTATAGATCTTATGCAATCCCAACAGGTGCGGTAACTGCAAAATATCAAACTTTATATAAATGGTCCCAATCGGTTTATAAGAAGTGGTGACACTGACCAAATGTCCATCGTAAGAGCTTTGGAATCTGTTGTAAATTGTAAACAAATCAGACTCCATACCTACCCCACCATTCAATATCTATGTAAGGCGCAATCGTGGATACCGCCCCACGCGGCAAACGCTCGGATAACCCTCCGGCGGGGGAACGTGGCTGCGCCCTTGCCACTTTGACACCATCTGGTGTCTAGAAAGGAGGTGAAAAATGACGAGAGAGCATTCATTTTCACCTGCAACAATTATATGGGTCTTATCCTCATTTCGTCAACATAAATGAATAAAACGTAACAATTTGAAAAAAAGCCCCACCCGCCGAAGCGAGTGAGGCCAATAACACCGGTGTAGCAACGTTTCTACGTCATTTTCACAGTTTTACATCTTTTTGCCATTTTTGTAAAACAAAAAGCTTCACTCCCGAAGGAATGAGGAAAAATTACGTGCGCCGGTGCATGTAAAGACTTTGCCTTTTAGCAAACGTTTTGTCAACTTTCAGAACAAAAAAAGCCCCACCCCCGAAGGAGTGAGGCTAATCATGCTGCTATGAGAACAGTTTTTGCCCTTTGTTCATTTGTCGCTGCATTGCTTTGACCAGGTTACTTGGTGCAGTCCAAGAGTTGTCCTGGTTGAATCCGTAGTACTTGAGTGCCGCGTGATAGAGGGCAGGCCCAATCTTGTAGTCAACTGGCAAGCCTAAGCGCTGCTGCCAGATGCCCACTAGCTGTGAGCCAACGGCTGCTTTACTTGGTACCCATTGAACGGCAGGCAAAGCACGTGCATCAATGAATTTGTAGCCCTTGGCATTCGTCCAAGCGATGTCTTGGCTGGAAATAACGCCGTCCTGCGCACGTTTCTCGAGTGCTTCAGCGCGCCGTGCTGCCTTGGCGCCGAAGTAGCCATCTACCTCCAAGTCCCCAGATGCGCTTTGACTTGGATCAGCCGCTGGTGCTGGTGCGGGTCTCGCAGTAGTCACGGTCTGCCCTGCCGCCTGACGCACTAGATCAATATAGTGGCTCATGTTGATACCGCCTGGGCAATCAGTGGCCACGATGCTGTTGTGAGGAACGATGTGCGCACTGTCAATCGGAATGCCGTACCGCTTGCAGATATCAGCGCATAGCTTGGCGGACAGCTTGAGCGTTTCCTCTGCTACTGACCAGTTAGGCGCGCCGCTTGAGTTGACGTGTTCCAAACCGATCGATCGTTGGTTCATTAGTTTATTACCGGCATGCCAAGCCGACCGCGTTTCGTCCACGCAGCCGATAATTTGCGTTGGCGTGATCTCGTAGTGGGCCGAGGTCATCTTCCCACCTTTGAGCCATGTGTCCCGCGCAACCTGCTGGTTTGTGGTTGAGTTGTGGTGAATAACCACACGGTCAATTTTGTGGCGCGGATAGCCGGGATCATCGTGGGAGCTACCGTTCATTGGCCGCTCGTCAATGAAGGTTGTGAGCTTTGAAAATACTGCCATTATTTTGCCTCCTTTTTAGGCTTGTCATATGTCATTGCCTGAACGCTGTCAGTTACGCCAGCCGTGGTTGGATCCGTAACCACACCAAGAATTGACAGCACCGCGAATACCGCATTGACGATGCCGGTCAGTTGCGTGCCTAGGTTGGCAAAGTCCCACTTGTATCCAAAAGGCGCAGCCACAGCTTGCGCAAGCAATAAAATAGCCGGCACTAGGGCCAGCCAGAATTTGACGCTCAATACTCGTACTTTCCAGTTAATCTTCATGTTAAACCTTCCTTTCAGTTTTTAATTTTAAGTTGTAAAACCTTGTTGTACAGTGCTTCACCCGTTCCATTTCCGCCTAATGCTTTGTAGCTGCGGAAAAGGTAGTTCAAATCGTCCAAGTCATCCGTGCTGATATAACCAGTTTCGATATGGCGGTTGCACAGCATGTATACCTCATGATGAAGCAATCCGACTAGCCCTGCATCTATCGCCTTTCCGTGCTTTCGATGCGTCTGCCACTGGCTTAAAAACCAACCAAACAAAGCCCCACCACCCAACTCTACGAAAATGTCTAACCAACTCTTAAAATCCACATCTTCATACTTCCTTTCACAAAAATACCGCTAGGCGTTTACCCCAGCGGCGTAGTCATTACCGGTAATTTTTTTATACTCATCAGATGTGATTGCTCCAGATTCTACATAGCCCTCTATCGGGCAACCCCATGTGTACATCTGTTTTACAAAGTCTCGCATCAGCTCTCGCCCCCTAACTTTTCGGTGAGCGTGGTGACTTGTGCCGCCAATTGCGCGTTTTGCAAGCCCAGTGCATTAATCATCTGCTGCTCGGCCGTAGGAATCACCTTATTGGCCTCCGCTTCAAGCTCTGCCCGCTTGTCCTCATCGGTGGTTATAATGCCATCTGATGATACCTTTGAGGCTCCTAAACAGATGCCAGCCAAGTCTGCCGGGGCTACCTCGACTGCCTTGCTAGTGTCAAATGGGGCCAACCATTCTTTGCCATCATAAAATTCTTGCTGATAGCCTATGATGTAGCCATCGGAGTCCAGTGTAAAAAGAACTCTCATTTTTTCTTTGGTTTCCATGTCAAGCCCCCTAAACTGCGTACACCGCATCCATTACTGCATGCGGCGCTTGCGTTCCTTGATTATTGCTGGCTTCTCCGGCAATGTCTGTATCGCTGTACCACAGACGTTTGAAAAATGTGCCTACCCCTGGCATTGAAAGGGTTACAATCATATTTTTGCTCTGGGCATCTACGGCCACTTTGGGAAGCAAAGTGTAGTTGTAATAATCATTCTTTATTTTTGAGCTATTGTAGTATGACCATCTAATCAACCATCCCGTTTGTGTCTGAGAAAGTGGGATGCTCATTGTCGCCGTATCTCCGGCTTGAGGATAGATTACACCAGACCAGCATTTAAGATTACAGTTATCGAACTGGCGTAACATCTCGCCATTCAGGTAGCCACTTACTCTTTGCCTGCTTGTGTCTAGGTTAGACAGCAGAAGCTGCCCCATATATAGCTGTGCCGCCGCAGTAATGTCGCTTTCAGCGGTTCCACCGGTGTACAGGCGTGATAGATAGCCGGCCGGTCCAACCTCTGTGTGGAATGTCTGGAGGTATGTCCCGCTGCTACCATCAATCGTGCCGTCAACGGTCAGGTAGCCATCGCCCATCTTCGTAGTGCCCGTGCCTTTAGTCAGCATGATTTGACCGGTCGGGTCAGTGATGCCAGCGAAGTCGCTCTCATCGACCGGTGCGTTCTTGAAGCTACTGATGAACTCGGAGCCGTTGAACGTAACCCCGTTAAAAGTCAGACCGTTGAAAGTGGCGGCGTTGATAGCACTCGCTGAAACTTCTTGCTTGACCCAAGAGGTACCGTCTGACTTGTAGAACGCGGTCACGAAATTATCAGAGGTAGTCACCCAAAACTGACTGTTGGCCGGAGCCACTGTAGAAGGAAGCACCGTGCCGCTAGCGTAACTAGTGATGTCTTTACCAGCTGGGCCAGTTGGCCCAGTATCACCCTTGGCACCGTCTGCGCCTTTAATCAGCACCCACGTGTAGTCAGACGCGGTTGTACTGTCGGCTTCGGTGAAGTCGCTATACGTCCCAATATACGATTTCCCGGCTGGTGACTGCGAGAATCCATCACCGCTTACCGTGTCAGCGTATGCCGTATGGAAGTAGCTTGTTTTCCCGTCATCACCTTTTGGCCCAGCAGCGCCGACCCCAGTGTCGCCTTTGACCTTCTGCCAGTGCCCTGCATAGTCCTCTGGATCATCGCTTGGCACAGCGCTCTTGTCGCTCCATACAACCGCCATATACGTCTTGCCAGCGGGGTCAGCAGAAATACCAGTGCCCACATCATCGTCCGCATAGCGCGTCCACGGGTAGTACTGGTGAGTGTTACTGGCCTTGATTTGCTCCATCTTGTCGGCTAACTCTTGGATAGCCGGGTCGATTTGCGATTGCTCAATCAGGAAGTCCCCAAACGTTGCTTGCCGCGTGTCCGCCGAGTAGCTTGTTTTAAGCTCCAGCAGTCGTGTGGAAAGATTGAGGTCTTGCAGTTCATCAACTAGGTGCACGGTATCACCGACTTGTACGCCGGCGGGCAATTCGACCACGTCAGCCTCGTAGTTCACCACCGG